TGGGTAGAGTTTAGGGTTTGTTTGAAAACATTCAACAGCAAAGATGTAGAAATAAAACACGGGCCTTACATTAGTCTAAAAGAAATATCAAATAAGAGATCCAAGCGTCGTAGTATTACACTAGTCAGGAAGGTTAGTTAGTAAGTTAAGATTTACCACAACTAATTGAGCATAGGCCACAGAATGGCTACGTTTGAATGCGTACTCACCCTCAACCTTGTCCCAAACAGTAGCCGCAACTTCTTTCCAAGTCTTACCTATTAAGTGTCTCTTTGCAGGTCTGATCACTGCTAGGAACATAGCTAGTCTAGGGATAGAGTCCACAGGCTCTGGCATCTTAAGCAAGGTATCATAGTGATTGTTGATGTGAATTAGTTGACTACATATCGCAGGATCATATAATTTAGTCCAATCAGGCTCCTGCATGAGCTTGATCAAATGTGTTTCATCTCGAACTTGTTTATAAACATGAACATTAAGTAAGTCTAGTTTCATATAACCACGTGCTTCTGCGGCTTGATAATCCAAACTTGCCGATCCTGTGAATGGATCTACAGGTATATCTGTAGCATATACACCTGTGTTATGGCGAGTTAACTTACCGTCGCGTATGATACTAGCTGGAGTGATGTTTAACAAGTCTAGTACCTGTTGTCGATCCGCAAAGTCTATGTCAATGTCTGACTTAAATTTCAAAGTCCAGCTTCCTTTAATATCTGCTTGACCCACTCAGTGTCTGCTACATAGTCTTGGAATTTTCGTTGCCAATATTCTGGATCTATCCAAGGAAGAATAAGACCAATTTGATCATCATTAAGAGCATCAAGAAAGTCAACACCGGTATCGCAATTAAACACAATCCAAGGGCTAACCCTACCATTAGCAATATGATGGCATACGCGATTAGGATTGCCAAACCTAAAATAATCACTAAATCCATTTTTAAATTCTCCATGTTCGTCTGCATAATCCTGCATCTCCCTTAGGGCACGCTCAAGAGCATCTTGGACTGCTTCTTTACGCATATATGTTTTAAGATATTCTAGATAGACTTTTTCATGCGTCCAATGATCAAGTTTTTTATTTTCTTTGATCACATAATCAATAAACATCTTAGGATTAACAGCACGGATGCCTACCATATGGCGGCCAAATTTAACGAACGCACGATAGTAAGGGCTGGCAACAAAGTCCGTATATGACTTCATCTTAGCCGAACCCTGGGTTAGTTCATAGAAGCGTAGGTATGCTTGAAGACCAAACTGTACCCCAGTTTCTTTTTCCTCTTGCCAACGTCGTTTTTCTTCGCAAAGATGCACAGCAAGACTCGATTCCTTGCGGAATTCTTTACTACAATATTTGCACTTATAGCTCGGCTTTAATTGATTTGTCATCAAGTCCGAGGTTTCGTGCCATGTCTGCAATATCTCGTTTATCATTGATTTTTGCCATTAGGTCTATTTCGTCAGATTTCATATTAGGATATAACTTGGCCAAGAACTTTTGATTTTTGTTATCGCCCTCTTTTTTCTTTGCCGCTAGCCAATAGTGGAACTGTGGCCCCATCGCTGGACTTACGCTAGTACAGGTTAACCACTGTAGTTTAGTATGTTTAGATCCCAGATCAAAGAAATGTTTGTTTACACGTTCATTGGTGGCCATTAGGTAATAGGCTTGTAAGTCTTTACCGCCACTGACATTAGCACCGTATTTCAGCATTAGGTATGTTGAAAATTTCTTACGATCTTCATCTGTGAAGTTATCATAGTAAGCACGATCTTTGCGATCGTATGCCTGCATTTCATATTTGATTTCTAAACTTGAACTCATAATGTATTATAACACCTTTCTCTATATTCTTCAAGCTCTGGGATATAATCTTTTAATTTGATATTTCTTGATTGATCTAATTTATCATTGAATTCAAAAAACTTTTTTAATCTTACAATGTCAATCAAATTAGTATTACCAAAATGTGTGATAAGCCCATCTACAAAACTCATAAGCAACGGATCATTTTTGTAACAATTTAGATTAACAATATTTACTAAACTAGATAGTATCAATTTATATTCTGGAAAAAGAAAAGGGGATAATATATTATCATCAGATTCAGCCAATTGACCGTGGACTAATGTTTTTGGAAATTCTGTATCAAAAAATTTCAATAGCAAGTAAAGATTAGATATGTTGTATATTGATACCGTTGTATTGAAACTAACAATATGTCCTTGTTCTTTAAGATCATGTATATTATTAATAATAGTTTTCCATTCGGACGGCCATCTGATATAATGATTCACAGAATCCAATCCATCTATACTAACAATAAATTGTAAATTACTAAATTGGGCAAATAGATTAAGTAATTTTTTACTAAACTTAACAGCATTTGTATTAACAACAAATTCAAAAGAAGTATTAGTTTGATCAATGCACGATTGTAAAAACTCATAAAATTCAGGCATCGCAGTAGGTTCACCACCAGCTACATACAATTTTTTTAAGTTAGTAAACTCAATAAAATCAAAGTTAGTATATTCAATTGGCGTATTGTTTTCATATATTCCAATTGTTTTATATTCTTTCTCTATCAGATTGCTATTCTCAGGACCACACATTCTACATTGCAAATTACATATATTACTTGCTCTCACTTCGTAATATGCCGGTGAAGTGATATTAGCCAAATCATCAACCGACTTCAGATTTAATCGATTTGCCCATTCTACAGTTTCTTGTTGTCTTGCACTTACTATACCTTTTGATTCGTATTCATAACAAGTGCTACAATGATCTGGTAATAATTCCCCCGCCAGCATTGCATTTCGTATTTTATTATACCCGGGATCCGTTTGAAAATCGTCCAATTCAGATAGTTTTGTAATTGCCTTATTTGATCTACAACAAACTGTGGTTGATCCATTATTAACTAATAATTCAATAAATGGAAAAATACAAAAACTTTTGTTTGTTCTAACTAATTCTTCGAATATTGTTATGTTGTCGTAATACAAATGATCTAGCCACGTTACTTTAACAAATTCTTCTGCTTGCTTGGCTACACGTACAGTATTATAGAATGCATCTGGGTGGGTCCATTCTACTTTTGGTTGATCTAATACTATAACTTCATCAAATAATTTAACTAATTCTACTAATTTGCCAAATTCTATATCGTATACACTAGATTGATAATACCCATCGACAATAGGGATAATTTCAGTAATTAGTCCGTGGTACTCTTTTGAATTAGTAGCGGCAATTACTCGAGTTTTAACATCAGTATCTTCGCTATTATTTCCCAAACATAGAATTTTCTTACTAACCTCTAACCTCATTTATTCTTTCTTAAAAAATTAATTAATTGATCCACACTAGATTGCATATTATTATACTTGTTTTTTAGTGCGGCAATTTCATCTGCTTGTTGATTAACTAAATCTCTTAATCTATCAAATTCCACCCTGCCTTCGCGTATCGTTTTATCATGCGACATCAAATTTGGACGCGGTGGGGCATTTGGATCTACTTCACGTTTCTTTTTCTGTTTAAACATCTTTGGGTTAAACATCTTTATATTCCTCCGAGAGCTTATATATAATTATACATTCTTCCACCGCATGTTGTAAAGCACGATTTCGATTTCTGTGTTTGTATATGTCCGTCCACATGCGCTGTTCAACCAATTCTTTAGCCTGCCAGCTTTGCCCAATCATTATGCGAGATTCCGGTGGTGCGCCCATTTCACGAGCATAGGTAGTTTCACCGCCGTCCGGACTTTCGTATATGTAAGTCGCACCTGGTTTTAGATTACCCATTCCAATGCCTCATGATACCTGCTATGATAAACAGGTTAGTGACGATATATAGTGCTACGATCGCTGTCCTAACTGCGGCTACCACGTCTGCTTCGCTATCAGTGATACCTTCTTTTTGTCCAAGGGCTTTGGCCCAAAGTCTCCACATAGTTAATACCTTTCTTACCATATTTTACCGTAGTCAACTACTTCGCTTTGACGACTGATGTCTTTGACGAAATAAGCACACAATGGATGTGGGCCATCATTGATTGGTACCGCTAGCATCTGTCCTGGACGTAGTTTAGGAAAATACCATTTGACATCTTGATAGATATCTACGATCTCAATTGGATGGAACTCTGGTTTAAAACTGTCTAAAGGATTAAAACAGAAC